CGAGAATAAGTGCGTTTATAGGTGAGATATCCGACAGTTGACCACGGGGTATCAGGGGTAAAAGGTTGAGAAGCAGGCAATAACTCTGACATAATTATTCACCCAACGTTAAAGTTTGAATCCACTGAACAAACTCATTATATTCCCGTTCACTCATTCCTAATTTCTTCGCCTGATCATATTGATCATATTGGGGAAGAGTTGTGGAAGAGAGCATTGTAGCAAGAAGCAACTGCTCAGTACGTGATAATGTTTTTGTCTCTAGTATATAGTCTTGAAACGCATCCGCTGCAAGAGGAAAAAATGGAATAATAGTGTCAAACATGGCTCGCGCCATCACACGAATTTCGTATTGTGCGTGATTGTCCAATCGTAATCGACAAAAGTGGAAGAAATTGTGTAAATCGCACTTCCAATATAATTCGGTATAGACAGATAACGGCAGCACAATGCGAGAAATTTCTTTGGATACGTTGCTCTGAGTCAACAATCGATCATAGGATTGAAACGCTTCATCTGTTGCACGTCTAATTTCTAACTGTGCGCGTTTAGTCTGAAGAGAAGCAACGGCACCGGCGCGACCTTGATTATTAATCGGAGATTGTGGGCCAAGCTGAACTTCGTCAGGCACGTAAAGTTCTTCAGGGAATTCACTATAGCGACCAGACATCTCATTAATATTTGCTGTACGATGTCGTACAAGTTGACGAGCGACAAAAATAGGCACTTTCAAATAAAACAAAACCTCGCACATTTCAAACGGTGACGTGTGCCTGTGCCGTAAGAGATAGCGAATCAAGGCCTTATCGCTGCTAACTTTTTTGGTGCCTTTACCGTAGGATACACGAGCAGATTCCGCGATACGCGCATCACTTCCAAACACATCCAACAAGACCACCTGACCATGATCTAAAATATCTTTCTTCACCGGTTCCATAATAACCCCTACTTTATGTAGTCATGCGGCGCCAGCGACGAAATTCTAATTCTGCTCGTAACCCGCGATACGTATGCTTTTCGATTAACTCTGATACAGCATATCCCGCTAGCGACATTTCATTTAAATCTTTTTCTTTCAGTAGTGACGGCCATATAACCACGGAGCAGCCTTCTTTAATTGCCTTAAACAAATTAGAATTCACCACCGCATTTCGAGGTTCATTATCCCATACATACACAACTGTATAATTTGAAAAGTAGCGATCACGTAATCGTAATAGATCCGAATCCATTGAGGCAACAGCATTTGGTAGAAACCACGAATCAAGAGGGCCTTCTACCACATGAATGCGTTTATGTAAATCAAGTCGATCCCATCCATAAATTTTATCTTCACACGTGTCTTGTTTAAGCGTTACGTAACGTGCTGCGGTTCCCGTAGCATCGATGCGTCGTGCTTGTGCGCCTAGTAATTCTTTGCGACGATTAAACCACGGGAGAATGAGGCGTGGTGCATTGTCCTCGGGCAATGCATACGACCATTTCATTTCCTTAATCCATGCCGTCCATTTGTCAGTAAAATATAAATGAGGCAAAGAAGCATCGGGAAGCCCACGCGCATGACAATATTGTACTGCCACGTGATGGTGTGGCAATGATGCTATTGTTGGAAGGGTAATCGTAGCTGTGGACTTTCCAAATCCAAACATGGATGCCTCCGGAGATGGCTTCGGTGGCAAAATACTATGAGTGGGTCGCTCTTGCCGAAGCACATCTAGTTGATATTCGCGAAACAACTCAGGTGCTTGCTGTCGTAAAAACGACCGCAGCGACATACTAATATTACAATTATGACATTTATAAAAGTACTGTCCTTTATATAGGAAAAAATACCCGCGAGTTTTGTTTTGGCGTTTTTGTGAATCACCACAGAACGGGCAACGAAATGCGTAAGTTGTGCGTGACTGTTTATGAAAACGCCCAAGTTGTAGGCCCGCGAGTGCAATATACTTTTCTTCGAGCCATTGCGACATAGGCGACTAGTATATCATAGTTTATGACGAAGGGAATAATACGTGAAGAACACTATCTGCGGCGCGAGAGAGAATAAATCCTATAACAAACCCACCTCCGATAAGAAACATTCGCCACCGTTCAAGTTTTTGTACTCGCTCGTCCAGTCGATTGTTTTGTTTTTCCATTTTATCAGACAGTTGGTCAATTGCAGAAGACATTTCACTAACTGCCTCAGATAGTTCTTTGCCCACTAATGCGGACAACTGCGTAGACATGGCATTAATGTCTTCACGAGTCTGATTTAAAATGGTTTCCGTTGATGCAATTTGTTTTTGTAACACTTGTATCTCGGTATCGTGACGCGAATTCAAACTCGTCGTATGTAGTGCTAACTCTTCTACACGGCTTAAAATACGATCAAATTTGTCACCGAGTACGTCAAATAACTCCGATGTTTGTTCCGCTTGTTGTTCTAATCTTGCAATAGACACTACTATCGAATCAGAAACTCTCTGCCGTGTTTGTGACACTTTGCGGCGCGGTCGAGTTTTAGCCATGAATTATTTTGATAAATGGTAATTGCCTGGGTGGCGTAAATAGAGCATAGCACCCGTGGTCTCATCAACGAGAATAATACCACGACGTCCATGACGACTGCGACCATATTCGCGAATCTCTTGACCGCGTGGTCCGTTACCAACATATTTATCATAACGAGCGTGCTTGTACTTACCAAGGCGACAGCGATGGAACGTATTCGAATCCACCGAGAACACACGGCGCCCAGCGAACATATTAAACGGTTGGTTGCGTGTCTTACCTGTTTGGCCGTTGCCAATCTCCGCAGACAACGCGGACAGTTGTTCGGTAAGAGTCATCGCTTCCGATAAGTATTTATCTGCCGACGCTCCCAGAATCGTCTCTGACAGTTTGGCTTCACTAAATCGAGACGCTTTTTGTAATTTAAGAATGGGCTCTTTCAGTAACCAAAACGCCATGGCATAGGTAAAGAAGGTGGACTGTCCACCGGGAATTTTCGAAAGGAGCCGTTTAAGATTATTCATGAGAATATCTAGCCACGTCCACGCAGCTTTATCTTTAGTATCCTTTAGAGTTTTATACGGACGCAGTACATTGCCTGCTGCATCAATAATTCCGCGCTTGAAAGCATCAGTCTTATTGAAAGGTGTTGTCAGCTTTTTGACAAGCTGAAAAACAATATAAATGTCAATCAGTCGTTGCATGTCCGTCAACCGTTTCAGATAATTTTTCCCATAACACTTCGTCACGGGGAATATCTTTATTTAGGATAATTACTCCTTCGATTGGTAGCAGTGCGTCGGGCATTAAATTGAGATATTCCAGCACAGTCTTCAGAGCCCTCCACGATGTTTTTTCAGTTCGAAAAAATAATAATTGAGCTACCGCAGTTGCTTCAAAGACATTATAAATCCCAATGATATGATTGAGTAGAAGACGGGGAGCAATTTCTCCAGTACGACTATAACGGTTAATGAGGCGTTTGATATATTTGACCCGAACCAAATCCGATTGAAATTCATTCAATCCAGAACAGCTTGGATTATCATAAACCTTCATGGCGTACGAGAGATAATTTTTTTTAGTCAAATTTTCCATAAAAAAAGGAGAGAAACTAGATGTCTCTCTCCCTGTATTTAGTACGTGTAAATTAAATGCTTAGGATGCTGAGTTAACAGCAAGTAACCAATAATCTACGCCATTGACACGAATGCGCACCTTATGTGTAGCCGTACCAGCGGCAGAATTTGAAAATAACGCAGTTGCGCAAGTGGTGGCTCCGGTTGCCAAATTAGCGGACACACTGCCGTTCTGTCCAATGTCAAACAGATACTGGGTTTGCGCCGTCGTCGAGTTTGCTGCTGCGTCTCCAAACGAGATGAAGCTCTCAACATTAGATACACGTGCGCCAGTGTTTGCAACCAACAGACGAAGCACACTCGTATTTGAAACAACATTCGTAGCCGGCCCCACGTCAAGTACAAGCTTTGCGGCCGCATGCTCTCGGGTAACTTTAGAAGCGGCTGCATGTAGCTTACTAGTAGCATGTACTGCGTACTGATATTCGGTGTTCGCAGATGTGCCCAATGCATTCGTAACAAACTGTGCGGCAATTAACGTATTCGCAGAAGCTGTATCTGCATTAACGTTTGCGGTTAGGACACTTCGAAGAACGACCGCAGCAGGATATGAGCTATTTGTAACAAACGAAATACCGTTCCCAAAAACGTCGACAGCCGCAATCTTTTTGGTAATCGGAGTGCCAGCGGGGTCATCCACTACGACGAATAAATCCTCCGGCGCCAAGTGTGAAGCACCCGCTAGCGATGAAAGTTCAGTTATTTTTTTATCTGCCATATATCATCCGTTATTTGCTGTCGTTATTTGCTGTTGATACTTCTGGTTTAGCTTCATCGCCTGCCAGAAGTACATCACAGGCCTGAATAGCGCCGCTCAACTGAGCTAACTGTGCCTGCACTGATGTCAGTTCATTATGTAGTGCTCGACCACGTTCTTCTAAACTGGTTACCAGTTTCTTCCACTGAGCTTTGCGTTCCTCAACTGCACTTACATCGATCTTTGTCATGTTATCCTCCATATCACTAACCTCCATACTACTATTTAGCAACCTAAAAACCCTAAATATTGCTTTACGACTTTTTTACTTCTTCTTGCCTTCTTTGAGCTTTAGCCTTTGCGTCAAACTTTAAACGTCGTGCCGGATGAATAACTATAACCGACATATTATCTGATGTATCTTCAGGCACACGACTATTTGAGTCAATATCTCCACGATTATCAGGTTCCTCGACTGATATAGCTGGCACCTCGTCGGTACGGTACCACGAAGAATCAGTCATTAGCTCCCTCACTACACGATTAATTGCATCCTCATCTGCTTCTGTAAGGGGCTGCTTCTTTGTCATAAACATCTCCTTCAACCGTCCTAATTGATCCTGTATAATCCTCATAAACCGTTGCGCAGTGCGATTGTTTTTTGCGCCGGAGATAAGAATTTCTTTAAACTTATCGAGATTCCCTTGCTGTGCATATTTACGGGCGACCGTACCGCTGACCTTTGATGCATCCATTGCACCAGTGCGTGGTAGGTCTTGAACTTTCACGGTTGTCTCTTTCTCGGGATCTTCCGCGTTTTGCCAAGATTTTGCCATACGGCTAAATCCCTCTGTGCGGTCGTCACCCACCAGTAATATAAGGTCTCGGTATCCGCTATCAAACGCCCATGTTAAAGCTTCTGCTGGCGTGCGCACAGTATTTGGGCCTATCAACAACCCTGGCACGCTATTTTGAATCACCGCAACCCTATCCGAATAAGACAACGGGTTTTTACGATCCTGCGTTTGTGAGACAAAGAGTGCAACCTTTGCCTGCTCGGTTTGGGCCCGACGCACCGCCGTTTTGAACAATAGTTCATGTCCAATCGTGGGGGGTTGAAACCGACCGAAGATGATGTAGATACGTTTACTCATACGCCTTGTGTATATTTAGTAAGTAACCGAAGACTACTAACGGCGGAGGTATGATGAATGCCCCATCCACCAGCGGCGTCCCATTCTCGAACATTTTTGATATAGTCGTCAATAAGAATTGCGGGAGGGTGCCCGAGACTGCGTTGGGCGGCCGCGTATTTTTTCTTTTCTGCTCGCAAAACGACCAAAACATTCGAGGATGGAATAGCGGGAAAATGTTTGGTTATCCAGTCTTTTTTATTTTTTGTGCTGAGCCGGCGCATCGCCGGATCAGCTGCCCATTCATTTGGAATCGCGGTGAGCATTGACAGCCGAATTTGCCCCGCATCCCGCATATCAACCAACTTTGACACAAGTTTTGATGCATCACCCAACTTTGGCAACGTAAAAAATAGATTAGGGGCCGTCCGTGCGACCTGTTCCCAAATATCGGGTTGCTGCAACATCCGATTCACTGAGGACATTGGCACACGCATGGCTTGGGAAAATCCAGTATAAAAGTCTGCCACAACCCCATCCATATCACAAAACACATGCGACACGTTTCCTGTGGCCTCGTATAACTTCACGGGCGAACCTGTAGGTGGCTCTGTTGTAATTGTCTCAGAGACTGAAAATCCATTAAAGGATTGCATGCCAATATTTAGAAAGCCTCCTAGCCCAATCGCACATCCCGATTTTTCCCTTTGTTACGGCGAACATACAGCGGAGGTCGGGGTAAACTCAGTGATATTGGACAAACTAATTCATTCCACTTTTTAATCTTACGAAAAAATCGCTGAACGGACGGGTGATTTTCATCTCCAAAGAAAGCTTCGCGGTAATATTCAATAGAGGGTAAGCTCTTTCGATTATTACGAAATTCCAACTTAATGCCTCGCAACGATAGCGGAACCTGTGGATACATATAATACCATTCCTCCACACAATCCCGTGCATACGCCTCTACTTCATCCATATCCCCCAAATACGTTTGTTCTTGTAACGCAGCTTTGGGAAGGTTTGGCATTGAATGTGGACGGAAAATAAGCGCATTCTGTATATGTCGTCCATTTTTAAATTGTGCACGATGCACTAATTCATGCGAAATACATTTTAAAAACCGATAGCGAAAAAACTCCCACGCATCTACCTGTAGTGGTAATCGATTAGTTTTCGGGTGAACACATACAATGATCTTAATGCGAGCAAAATTATTTGGATTTGAGGGTTCAAAGCAATATCCTCCAATTGCAGGATAATATTTCCCTTGCGTATCTTCTGGTAATCCAAACCGCTCTGTTTGTTCACGAACAACTGTAATGCGTGTGCCTTTTAGTACTTGATTAATACGATTAATAAATGATCGTAGATTTACCGAACTTCCATGTGATTCGATACCACGTTTTGTTTGGTCAAATACCTCATTAATGAGAGGTGTGATTATTTCAAACTGTTCTTGTACGACCTGATTTAGGATTTGAAGGTTCATGTGTAATACTCCGTAGAATAGAAGAGCCGTCTTCCACTACTGCATACCATGAGACGAGAGTGATGATACCCGTCATCTCTATTTATAATTTAATCTTATGGCGCACCTTGGTGTGGCTTTCTGAAGGTGCTGTTACCACTCGATTTCCGATTACCCGTCTGCGGCCGGTAGGGTGATGCCGATTGTGGTGCTGGAATAGGGTCAGACAAATATTGTTGGTATTGGTCGTTGGACAATCGCATTTTACTGCGATCAACCTTAATCGTAAAGCGACGATACTTAGAGGTATCCGCATAGCGATTTTTTAACTGCTTAATCATCAATAGACTGTCCTGTTCTAGCTCTTCGCTAGTGACCAACGCCAACTGCAAATCCGCGGTTTGTGGCAGCCCAAATGATTCGCTGGTATTTGTTAATGACGGATCGCTGTTGTCAAATCCCTCTCGATTAAACTGGGTTGCAGTGAGACACGGCAGATTATATTCTACGGCAAGTCCTCGTAACTCCTCTGCAATCGATTTAACATAAGTATAGGAATTTGTTTGCCCGCCGACCTTAAACCGCACAGACGAACAGATATTGATGTAATCTACAATCAGCAAATCCGGCACAAACTGCTTCTTTAATGCCAGTTCATCTAGTAGAATGCGGAAATGTCCCACGTTCCCACCACTAGTAGGATATTCCTTGATAATGAGTTTGCCAAACGTTTGATGTGCTCGTAACCGTTGGAATGCGGTTTCATACATCGTTCGTGGCATGCTTTCTAACGTGTCCATTGTGACATCCAGTAGATTTGCGTCGATACGTTGTGCAATGCGTTCCTCGGCCATCTCTAGGGTGATATACAACACATTCTTTGCTTGTGCAATGGTGGACGCTGCGACATGACACAAAAACAATGACTTGCCGACATTAGTGCCTGCTACAATAACGTTCAACGTTTTCGGTGTAATGCCACCGCCGGTAATTTTATTCAAAAGATCCAAGTCAAATGGAATGCGAGCTTGTTTCTGGTGATACAGGTCATATCGTGCGCCGATGTCCTCAAAGTAATCATGCCCGATATGGGTACGAAACCCTACAGACAATGCATCCTTGAGCAATCCCGGCACGGCCGC